CTTGAAGGTAAATTAAATACAACTCAAAGCGCAGCGGCTGAAGAAAACTTAAAAGTTCAAAAAAGCTATGGTGTTGAGTTTGAGAATCGCGTTGAAGCTCAAGCAGAAGGCGCTAAGAAAGCTTTAAAAGCAGCAATGGATTCTGGGGATCAGGATGGTTTGGTAGAAGCCCAGCAATTGTTGGCTAGAGCAGAAGCGGATCGTACTGCATTAAATCAATACAATCAGGAAATCGAAGAGTACGAACAAAAACTTCAAGATTACAATGATCGACAAGCTGAAGCGCAAACAGAAAGTCCCGCTCAATTACAGCAAGTTCCTCAACAACCTCAATATCAAGAGCCATCTGACAAAGCAAGGCAATGGGCAAATGATAATGAATGGTTTGGAAGCGACCGAATTATGACTAATGTGGCAATGGCAATCCATGAAGACCTTGCCCGTACTGGCATTGACTTAGAATCTGACGAGTATTATTCTGAGTTAAATAACCGTATGCGACAAGAATTGCCGCATAAGTTTGATAACGCTACAAACGACAGAAAAAACGTCCAGACTGTCGTTTCAACTACGCGCACAACTGGAAACGGACGCAATCAAAATGATCGTAGGATTGAACTAAGTCCAAGCGAACAGCAATTAGCTAAGAAACTTGGAGTACCATTCAAAGAATACGCAAAACAAAAGATGAGGTTACAGAATTCATGAGCGAAGAAACAGGAAAAGGATCTAACAGAACCCCAAGAAATGCTTCTTCTCGGTCTACACAGGCTGCAAGAAAACCATGGGCTCCACCTCAAGTCTTAGAGACTCCTGAACCCCCGCCTGGCATGAAGTATAGATGGGTAAGAACATCTATAAGAGGCGAAGATGATAAAACTAATGTTCACATGAGATTCCGCGAGGGATTTGAACCTGTTAAGCCAGAAGAAGTTGTTGGGTATGAATTGCCTACAATCGAAGATGGTAAGCATGCAGGCACTGTTGGCGTTGGTGGTTTGATTCTTTGTAAGATTCCAGAAGAAACGGTGGCAGAAAGGAATGCTCACTTCGAGCGTCAAACAGAAAACCAAATGAAAGCGGTTGATAATGACTTGATGCGAGAAGAGAATCCTGCAATGCCTATCTCTAGGGATAGAAAAACGCAGGTTTCATTTGGGAGTCCTAAAGCGTAGCTTTGGACATTATTTTGATTATGTTTACGGAGAAATAAAAGATGGCTAATAATGATGCCGCTTTTGGGATGCGTCCGACCAGAATGATAGGCGGTGGAGTCTATACTGGTGGACAAAGCCGTTACAGAATCGCCGCAAACTATGGAACAAGTATCTTCCAGGGCGACATGGTTGCCCAAGTTACCGGAGGTGGTGTAGAAGTACACGCTGATGGTGGTACTGTACCTATAGTTGGTGTATTCAACGGGTGCTCATACACAGATCCCACAACTAGTGAGCAGGTTTTTAGTAATTACTACCCTGCTAGTACAAACGCTTCTGACATCATTGCATTTGTGATTGATGATCCGAATGTCGTTTATGAAATTCAAGCAGACGCAGCGTTCCCAGTTGCCGATTTGTTCGGTAACTTTGACATTGTGTACACTTCTTCTGGAAGCACCGTAACTGGTATCTCTGGAGCAGAGCTTGAAGTCTCAACTGGTGCAACTACAGCAGCCTTGCCTATAAAAGCGATTGATATCTCAACTGACCCTGAGAATTCAGACGTTGCTTCGGCAAATACAAATGTTTTAGTTGTTATTCAAAACTCAATATTCGGCCAAAAAGGCGCTGGATTAGCATAGGAGGCTAAATAATGGCTATTTCAAGAGCACAGTTAGCCAAAGAGCTAGAGCCAGGTCTCAACGCTTTATTTGGTATGGAGTATGCGCGTTATGAAAACGAGCATGCAGAGATTTTTGAAACTGAATCTTCAGACAGAGCGTTTGAAGAGGAAGTACTAATCGTTGGTTTCGGTAATGCTGAAGTCAAAACTGAAGGGCAGGGCGTGAACTACGACCAGGCTTCTGAAGGTTTTACTGCCAGATACACCCATGAAACCGTATCACTTGCATTTGCGCTTACAGAAGAGGCTGTAGAGGACAACCTTTATGACCGACTTGGCGCACGTTATACCAAGGCTTTGGCTAGAAGTATGGCGCACAGCAAGCAGGTTAAAGCTGCTAACGTATTGAACAATGCGTTTTCATCAAGCTTTACCGGCGGTGACGGGGTTTCCCTGATCAACACAAGCCACCCACTAGCTGGTGGAGGCACGTTGGCTAATCGAGCATCTACAATGAGTGACCTTAATGAGACCTCATTAGAAAATGCTTTGATCAGCATTAGTACTTTTGTTGATGACAGAAACATGATCTTGGCTCTTCAAGGAACCAAGTTGATTGTTCCTCCTCAACTTCAGTTTGTTGCTGATCGATTGCTTGAAACACCTGGAAGGGTTGCTACAGCAGATAACGACATCAACGCTATCAGGAACATGGGGCTGTTACCGCAAGGTTATTCAGTCAACCATTTCTTGACAGACACAGATGCGTTTTTCTTGCTTACTGACTGTCCTGATGGGTTTAAGCACTTTGAGCGTTCTCCAATATCTACCTCAATGGAAGGTGACTTCGATACTGGTAACGTGCGCTACAAAGCTAGAGAGCGATACAGCTTTGGATTCTCGAATCCACGCTGCGTATTCGGTTCTCAAGGAGCTTAAAGCAGATAGGGGGCTTTATGCCCCCTTTATTACTGGGATACATTAGCCCTAGCGACTGGCCCAGCAGACGCTTACGAAGACTCTAGGGCGAAACCTTTCGTAAGGAGGAAACCTGATGGCTCAGACAACTTTTACTGGCCCAATTCGATCCTTGTCTGGCGTTATTAGCGCAGGATACAGTGGTGTAGTTAGCTTAACTGCTGATACTACTCTTACTGTTGCTGCTCACGCTGGAAGACCGTTACTTTGTAATGATGCAGATGGTAAGTTCACTCTTCCAAGCATTGTTGTGACAGAACCCACTGACAAGGGAGATCCCAACCAAACAGCCAATCTAGGAGCTCAGTTTACTTTTATAGTTGTAACTGCTGCGACTGATATGGATATTTTAACCGATGGCACTGACAAGTTTGTTGGTGGCGTTTATACGGGCGTAGATGACGCAACAGGCAAGACCTTTATATCTGGTGCATCTAACGATGTCATTACCCAGAACGGCTCTACAAAAGGCGGTTTGGCAGGAAGCATCATACGAGTGACTGCAATAGCAAGTGCTAAATATGCAGTAGAAGGTTTGATACTAGGTTCTGGTACTTTAGTTACTCCTTTTGCTGACGCTTAATATAGGAGCAAATTGATATGGCTACTCGTATCACGGGCAACGATGTAAAAACTGCAACAGTTACGGCTGATGGAGCATTAGTGGATCACCCTTGCAGATTGCGAGGGTTGATCGTTGCTGGTGGCAGTTCTGATGGCTCTGTTATCTTTTATGATAACGATAGTGCAGCCAGCGGAACTGCGTTATTAACTCTTGGAGTTAACGCCAACACCAACGAAACATTGAACATACCAGATCAGGGTGTCTTTGCTTCTAATGGTGTATTCGCAGATGTCACTAATGTGGATCGTGTAACTATCTTTTTTTCATAGGAAAAAATTATGGCGACATCAGGGTCTAGAGACTTTGAACCAGACGTTGCGGAGTACATAGAAGAAGCGTTTGAGCGGTGCGGTCTTGAGTATCGAACAGGATACGATGGCATCACCGCTCGGCGTTCTTTGAATCTACTGTTTGCTGACTGGGCTAATAGAGGCTTGAATCAGTGGACGATTACCAATACGGCTACTACGTTATCCAAGTCTGATCAATTCATTGATCTAACAGCAACAACAATTGATGTGTTAGATGTTGTTTTGCGTAGAACTGAAAACAACTCAACAACTGACATTCAAATGAGACAGGTTGGTAGATCCGAGTATTGGAACATTCCAAGTAAAGATACAGAAGCCAGACCTAACCAATGGTTCTTAGATAAACAAATAACCCCAAGACTTTATATATGGCCAGCCTCTGAAAATAGCACTGACCAGTTAGTTATAAACCGATTAGTTAGAATTGAAGATGCAGATGCTGGCGTTAATACATTAGATATGCCTTTTAGGTTTTATCCTTGTTTGGCTGCTGGGTTGTCTTATTACATAGCACTGAAGAAAGCGCCTGATCGAGTAAACATGCTTAAAGGATTTTATGAAGAAGAGTTTGCTAGAGCGGCAGATCAAGACAGTAGCAGAGCTTCTTTAAGAATAGCACCAAGCTTGCGATTTGATAGGCAAGCCTAATGACTTACGCATCAGGCAAACACTCACTTGCCATATGCGACAGATGTGGGTTCAGATATAAATACACTCAGTTAAAAAAAGAATGGACTGGATTCTTTGTTTGTTCTGAATGTTATGAACCTAAAGAACCTCAACTTGATCCGGTTCCTCATGTTGCTGATCCAGAAGCAATAAGAAATCCAAGACCTCAAGTTCCATCATCTCTTGTGGCTGGAGAAGGCGTTGTTAGAACGATAGATGCAAATTCAATGATGACCACAACTGGTGACAGTATTGGTTTTGCATTTAGTATGGATGCATCTACAGGAGAAATAGGCACAGTAACGGTGGTAATAACATGAGTTTTACATTAGCTACTTTAAAAACGGCTGTAAAAGATTACTGCGAAACGTCAGAAAGCACTTTTGATACACAGCTAACTACATTCATACAGGAAGCAGAAGAACGCATATTAAAGAATGTTGAGCTTCCTGATTTCAGAAAAAATGTAACCGGCACATCAACAGCAAGCAGTACTTATCTGTCTACTCCAAGTGACTTTTTGTCTCCTTATAGTCTGTCTGTGATATCCAGTAATGTTTACCATTACCTGTTGTTTAAGCACGTTTCATTTATTAGAGATTACACAACCAACCCTTCAACCACTGGACTACCAAAATATTATGCAGTGTTTGATGAAAATACTTTTATCTTGGCCCCAACCCCAGATAGTAACTACACCTTTGAATTACATTACAAGCACAGACCTGCATCACTAACCGCAGGTGCTGACAGCGGAACAACTTGGTTATCTACTAACGCACCTGATGCATTGTTGTATGGAACTTTAGCTGAAGCTGCTACTTTCTTAAAAGTGCCAGAAGAAGTTGTTCAGTACGAACAACGATTTGTTGCTGCAATTACTTCATTAAAACGACTTGGAGAAGGTTACGGTGCTAGAGATGAATTCAGATATGACATTGCGAGATAAAATTAATTATGTTTGAGATAGCCGTTAAATCAAATATGGGAGATGTCGTAGTTAAAACGACAGAAAACCGAGGACTATCTCCTGAAGAGCTCGCGGAAAGAGCGGTAGAACAAATAGTTGGTATATCTGACTCTGTTGATCCTATTGTTAGGCAGCAAGCAGAAGCTTTTAAGAGTCGCATTTATCATGTAATTTTAGGTATCATTAAACAAGCTATTAAGAGTGATAGAACTACTCTTATGAATGAATTTATTCAGCAAGGTCACCCAGACATTGCAGATATATTAAGGAGACTGTAATGGCTATTACGACAGCAATGTGTACTTCTTTTAAGTCTGAGTTACTTCAGGGAATACACAACTTTCATAACGGTTCTGGTGGAGGAACAACAACCACCACAGGAACAGGCAATACTTTTAAGATCGCTTTGTATACTAGTAGTGCAACCTTGGCTGCATCGACTACAGCTTATGCAACAACTAACGAAGTATCTGCTACAGGCACTAACTATACGGCTGGCGGTAATACGTTAACTAATGTAGATCCAACTACTTCAGGAACTACAGCACTTACAGATTTTGCCGATACCACCTGGTCTAGTGCTTCAATTACTGCAAGAGGAGCATTGATTTACAATTCCTCTACTACCGCAGGAAGCGCAAACAGAGCAGTTTGTGCGTTAGATTTTGGCGCAGATAAGACATCCACTAGTGGAGACTTTGTGATTCAGTTTCCAACACCAGATGCCAGTAACGCAATAATTAGGATTGCATAAGGTCTGATGTGGCTGATGTCAAGGTTGCCTTTGATGGATGGAATTCTTCCTCTCATGGATGGGGCGAAGGAACGTGGGGTAATGGCGAAGCAGTACCTGGAGCAACAGGCGCTGTTGGCACGGTCTCGGTTGCGGCAGATGCGAACGTCAGTGTTACAGGCGTTGCGGGAACAGGGACTCTTGGCTCGATTTCTGTATCCGCTGATGCGAGTGTTAGTGTATCTGGGGTATCAGGCACTGGTACTCTTGGTTCAGTTACGGTCACAGGTGAAGCAAATGTCAGTCCCACGGGTGTTGCTGGTACGGGAACGCTTGGCTCAGTTACGGTCTCGGCTGACGCAAGCACTTCGGTCACTGGCGTGGAAGGCACAGGAACACTGGGATCGGTTTCGGTTACAGGCGCAGCGACAGCCTCTGTCACAGGCGTGGCAGGAACATCAGGGATCGGAAGTGTCACAACAATCACAAATAACACGGTTGAAGTTTCTACGCCAGAAATGGTCGGATCTGTTGGATCAGTTACGTTTGATGGCGATGCGAATGTATTCCCAACAGGCGTGGAGGCGGCTTGTACAACAAGTGGCGTTAATGTTTGGGGACTTATCGATGACAGCCAGACAGCGAATTGGGCAAGTATTGATGACAGCCAAACGCCAGGTTGGTCAGAAATTGATGACAGTCAAACACCTAATTGGAAAGAGGTAGCATAAATGGCAACTTACGTTAATGACCTGCGTTTAAAAGAGATCGCCACTGGCGATGAATCTGGAACTTGGGGAACAAGTACAAATACAAATTTGGAGCTAATCGCTGAAAAGTTTGGGGCAGCAAGCGAGGCTCTTTCGGACGCTAGTACAGCAACCCTTACGA